GACAGGGTGTAAGTCTTCTCGCCGATCGTAAACTCTTTGGGTTCAATCGGGTGCATTAATCAATTGCCTCGAACATAAATTCGTATGTTTTCGTTTTTTGTCGACCTTCACTTGCGATCGATCTACCCGGCATGCCGCTGATAATCGTACCCGGAGATAAACCAACTGGCGTACCATCAGGGAGAACGAAGTTAAAAGTAATAATATCGTTCGCTGCGATCTTTCCTCGTGATGGACGATTAGCGTTAAGTAAGATGGATAACAGATTGTCGGTCACACTGCCGGGTATCTGTGAAATTGTCATGCGCACGGGGTTTGCTTTCGACCACGTGATCAAATCGCCGTTTAACCCCATCGCACCATCGCCGATCTGTAAGACTGGTATATCGATCGGGTCAACGTCATCTGACCATTGAGTGACTGGGAACCCAATCGGAAAAGTGTTCGATGCGATTAGCCAACCGAGCGTATTAAAACCTGATATATTTTGCATGTCTCAATCCCTTAGATGAGGAAATCGTTTCCGACCACTTTGCGGATCACATCGTCTTTACTGTAAACCAACGTATAGACGGCCTGATATGTCACTGGCGTTGTAGCTTGTGGGACGAATATCACATCGCGCCAATAGCCTTGATTCTGCACCTGATACCATGCGTCGGGATCGTTCGTAATTGATCCGATTGCAACGATCTGACTTGGCGTAAGCGTTTTACCTACACTAATCGTCCCGTTGACCAACGCTTGATTAATCACACCTTGCATGGTCGCGAAAATCATCGTACGACCGTTGTTATTCGCTGGCACTTGATTAACGTTAAGCAATAGGTTCATCAGAGACGCACCCATTGCATCCTTCAGCCAGATTTCATTAGCGTAGGTTGTCATATCGGTAGGATCAGTGATCAACCCTTGTAATACGCCCTGCTGATAGAAATTGATTAACTGACCGGCTGTTTGTGTCTGACCGTTATAGTTAATGCTGATTAGGTTATATGTTAGCGCGGTGGTTAAGTCGGACACACTTGCGGCTAGTCCCGCGTATTGCGTAAATTCGTAGTTAACCACAGTGTTCTGACCGCTATAGTTTACCGATGCTTGTATCGCTTCGGGTAACATTTCGATATAGCCCGGCGTTGTTCCGCCGACTTGTGTCGCATCAAGGCCAGCTTTCAAATTGATACCGGTGCCCGCAATGCCGGCAAGTCCAGCCTGCCAAACGGTAGCGTTGCCTGAGTTAACCGACAACTGATAAATAAACGTTACGTCTTCCGCCTTCGTCCAGTTCGCTAACGCTACTGCTTGAGCGAGGGACAAGAAAAACGAAATCGTCTGGGCACCCGATACTGTTGCGGGAACTGGCGTCGATGGGGATGCCGCTTGACCGAGCACAATATTAGTATTCGTGCTAATGGAGAAAATAACCGCACCAAACGGTATGCCAACGCCTTCGACGGCCATACCCACAGACAACGCCGCAGTGTCGCTCACAGGGATTGTGGCACTAGCTGCAGTTAAGGTCAGGGATAACTGTTTTGGCATGAACGAAAACGAACCGAAGTTATTAGAGAGGTTAGCGGATGTTGTGATCGACTGAACGGGCGTTTCGACCGCTGAGCCATTCGCCAGTGTTGCTGCTACGCCGGGCTGTGGGACGAACCGACCGTTAGCCACGCTAGCGACGGGGATTAAATTCATGAGACTGGCCACATCTGTACCGCCTGTGCCTGCGGAAACTGCAAACGTTGGGTCGGAACCGACGACACCCGACGAGATAATGAAATTGGCAGTCGTAGGTGAATAAACAACGGTAGCACTGGCAAAAGTGACCGCAATCGCAGTTTGTAGCGCGGAAGCAACGCCGGCGAGATTTACGGCGGACGTTAAATCGATTCCGCTAAAATTGTGGAAAACACCCCCGACTGTTAACGCGATCGCAGCATCAGAAATCGGTTCATACATGCTCGCATAATTCTGCGGAACCGCATCGACGAAACCGAATACCATCGGGGCGACTGCTTCGTCCACCCATCGAGCAAACGAGATATTACCCGGTGAGGTGCCGGCCTTGCTGATATAGTTAAAGTAAAACGTCGCTCGTTTATATTCTTCGGAGTTAACCCCAAAATAAGCACCCACAGACGCAGCGTTTGGAAACTGGGCGTAAGTCTGTGGGGGCATGAGCGGATTATCGGTAAACAGGCGCGCCATGAATTCGCGCCCTAGCACCTGCGATCCACCCGCTACTGCTGAGTTAATCTGCACATATTGACTTTGCGGGATCGCCATCTGAATCGTCCTTATTATATGGGGAATGTATCAATCGTTACTGGTAAGTTTATCACCGGCAGATTATTCGTTCTACTGTTGAGATAGGTTAACACAAGTTCAAACGCTGGGGCGGCTTCGAAATTATCCATATCGTCCACAAAATAGGGATTCCGGATTTGTTGCACACGGAGAACCCCAACGCCTGCCGCGATTAATATCTGTACGGTGTTAGCTGATTGGAGAATGTCGCACACTTCGTTAACGAGATCAGCGGCGGTATAACTAAACGTATTGTACGGGCGTTGCAGAACTAACGCACTGAACTGAAAAATCGTTTCGTAGTACTGCAGTTCGGTGTGGACTTCAACACTATGCACTGCGTCCCACACGTCCCCCCAAAAAGGATATCCATATCGTTTGTCCGATACTTTAAAAAAATACACAGTCGGGGCGGTTGGTATGCCCTGTTGCGTGGGTTGATTCGATTGGATAACGTTCACGCCCAGAAACCCGTCAGCGATTAGCCCAGCGTTGATGATTGGCAAAAACAATCGAATCAGATCGTTATCCAACATAGAAATTACCGTTCCCGAAGTTAGTATAATTGTTCTCTTGCGGGAGAGTGTTAAACCCGAAAATGTTTGTAGCTAGGATCGGAACGTCTAACTTGCAACACAGAACGGCGTCCCAACCGTCCTCTCTGTACCAGCCCGTGTTGCTCTCGCATTGGAAACGTTCGCCCATGTAGAGCAATTGGTCGTTTGATACGTCACGCTTAATATCGATTATCCGTTGTAGCGAATAAAACACATAGTACGATTTCGCAAGATCAAGGCCAAGTTCTTCGTACAGCCTTTTTGGTACCGGCTGAAAACTACCGTACACTGTCAAGGGGATGTTGTAGGTTGTTAACCACTCACCCACATCGTTAACTGTACGGCTCGCTGCCGCGAAATATTGGATCACTTCGCAACGGATCGCGGTTAATGCTTGCGATAATATGTTCGAGCTCGGGACGGCCATTAGTAGTCCTCGACTTTGTGCGATAACGTCTGGAACATATGCGCTGTATCGATCAGCGGCTTAGCGATATTGTGCGCCGTCTTGCCGGTACGTCTTTTCGCCAACCGTGCGGCAATCGTTCGTTTCGCCAACGGGGGTGACCATACTTTCGTTATCGTCTCGGCAATCTCGCCGGCGACTAATCCGCCGATCTGTTCCATCACCCCAAACGCTGTGATCTTACCGCGTAAAACTGCCCGACCGCCTTTTTCTATCGCTTCTTTCCATTGGGATTGTCGATCGGCAATAGTCGGCCTAATGAACGGCCGGGCTGGAATGTCCTTTGCTGCGTTACCATATTCGTTTTGTGCGGCTATCGCTGCGACCTGCGTACCGTCTTCGTATTTTGCACTGGGGAACCAGCCGATTTTAACGACTTTGGAACCCATGTCTTTTAATGCTTTCGTTAGTACTTCGTAACCTTGTTGACCACGACGGACTTGCATACTACCACCCCCAACGGCCACCGCCGTAACCACCCAGCGGGTATTGAGTACTACTAAACCCGGACAATGGGGCGGAGCCACCGACATACCAACCGCCGACGGACTTCGCTTGTAATAGAGCGTGCAATTGCATCCCGTACGGCGACGAATTTAGCCACCAGTCCCATTGATTCTTCAAGGGGGGTGGGGTCAATGTGATAGATATCTTATCTATCGTCGAGCCCTGAATCACTTGCGGATATTGCCCGCGCGGGATGATCACAGCGCCGAGCCATGTTAGGTGCGCAGTCATCAGGTTCAACGCTGTTTGCCGTGCTAAACAACGTAACCACCCATACTGACTGTTTGGGCTAATGAACCCTAGCGCCATGTCCCAATACATTTGGATCATTGCCTCGGGAAACGTAGTCGGGTTAGCGAACGCCGGGAACTGCTGGATAAACAGTGCGTAATTGAACGGAATGATTATCGGCAGTGGGCATTGGCTCATTTACGTTTAGAATCCTTTTCTTTATAGATGGGGGTGCCCGGTTCGCTTTTATCGCTCGGAATATAATCCTCGGGCGTTTTTGGCGCGGAGCCATCTTTCGGCGTCATGTTTTTCACGACTTTTTCCGGTGCGAGCTCTTTCTTTTCCACAACGATAAAACCATTTTTGCGGTGTTCGTTGAAATGGTAATCCTTTTCGAGCAATTCCATATCTTCGTCAGACACTTCGGTCACGGTGCCGCGCGGTGTGACTAGTCCACCGATGGGATACAGCATGCCCTCACGCGGCATAGGCATGACGTTTGAACCGCCTAGAATAGAAATTTTCTTCTGAATCGTTGGCGTAGCTTTTGAATCTTTCGGCTGTGGCTTATAGATTGCGTAATTGTTTGTGCTGGTTAGCGTACTGTAAACATAAAACGGCATTTGTACGGCTCCTGATAAGTTAATAGGGTTACACCTAAGTATAACCCCATTGACGTGTGGGTCAATAATAACCCTCGGACAGTACGGCTAGCTAATTCCAGTAAATCTCACCACAGCGAATGGACGTTTACACATAGCACCCGCCGTAGCGTTGGAATAATCTTCTTCATACCCTTTAGCAAGCTGTTGAACGCCCATTACCTGAAACTTGGCTGGTACTGGCTGAATCCAAACGGCACCGCCATCAGTGCTGGAATCCATCACACGGTCGGCCTGCAGATAAAACACGCCTGCGCCACCGTTAGCGGTATTAAGCTGTGGAGCGGACACAACGCGAATCAGAGGATACGCTTCGTTTAGCCAAGCACGCACAGAAATACCGAAATCAGAAGTGGTACTCAGCCAGTCGACCGCATCGGTCGCAATAGCTAAGGTAAGTTTCATTTTTTCAGGATCGATCGTGTCTTGTGAAGCGGTACGTAACGCAACGATAGCTAAACGGATATCTTTACAGATTTCCAAAAACGTCTTGGTTGACCACAACGGGCTAGCACTCGCGCCGTTCGGGACGGTCGTATAACCGGAGAGGTTCGGATCGTTCAAATATCCATAGGTATTGTTTGCGCCGTTATTGAAACCGAAGAAACCAACGGTGTTACGGATGATTTCGAGTGCGAGTGCTGCGGATTCACGTTTCGCACCGGAGTTATCGATACGCATGCGGGAGGCGCGGGCGGTTTCTAAGTTACCGGCCATCATGCCTTCCTCGAAGCGCACGACCGTACGGAAAACAAAGTTAACGTTCCACGAGCTCAACGGTACATTGCCGTAATCGCTGTAGGGCACGCTGAAACCAGTACGTTCTAATACTTGTTGCACGATCTGTTCGTCTTCCCACGATCCGGTAGTCATCAAGCCGATAATATCGTCGATCTTTCTAGCGGCGGTAATGACTTCCACAAACCCGGGCAACCAATTCTGCAGGAACTGAACGGGGGTTGCGACGGATGGGGTCGTTACGTCTGGCTGTATCGCATCCATTGAACGCATCATCATACGGACTGAACGAGTATCCATGCCGATACCGAGGCGCGGCAAACTATTGTAACCCTGTGGGTTAAACCCTTGGAGTTCCCGAACCTGTCCGGGGCGTAGATGACTATGGATCGGGGTCAATTGTCTATTGTTCATTGATTCTAACTCCTAATTATGTGGGAATACCGATGCCGGGATTCAAAGTGATCACAGCTAACCCTGCGGCCGCGACGGTAAAGTAACTGACCACAGCAAACGCGGCAGATTTACCAGTTCCGGGGAACGGTGAAGTGCTGGGTGGTACCGTGCTTAAAGCACCGGTAACGTTATCAAATATCACATAATCGCCAATGGCTGCGGCAGCGGGTAAGGTTACGACTAAATCGCCCATTGTAACCAGAGAAGCTAGAACGTTATTCGGTAGTACTAAAGTGGGCGACAATGGAGAACCGCCAACGCCAAACAATGTTTGCTCTTTCGGGTTCGCTAAAACACCGACGAAAACGCCTGTGCCGCCGGTATTACCAGCTTGTGCGATACCTTGTGAGGTAAGTGTATAGGCGGTCGCGCCGATAATGTTGTATGCGGCAGAAGCACTAACGAGGGTGTATTCCCATGCGCGGTGTGGCGAATCTGTGTATAGCTCGCCGGGTACGCCGAAACCCTGTTGTAAAAATACGGTTTGTTGGAAACTCATAATTACTCGCTCCCTTTGAGAAATGCGTCGATCTGATCGTTGCTGTCAGTCGCCATGCTATTGTCATGCACATAGGCGGGTGTACTGTTTACGCGTGCGCCCGCAAGATAACCGTTGATCGTGGCTTTTTCTTCGCCGCGTGCACATGTTAATTTCAATGTCTTAACGCCATACTTGACCACATCATCTAGCGTCATTTCAGCGTGATCGAATGTGCCGATATGGGGCGCTAAACGCTGTACAAGCGCATCGCGTTGGCTAACTTCACGAAGCAATGCTTTCGTTCCGTCGCGCTTCATTGTGTTGAGTGCGTCGGTCACTTCTTTGAGTTGGGCGTCCATAGAGTCCTTCTTGTCTTTGCTAGAACGTTCAGCTTTTTCGTCTTCCTTCTCGCCGTCTTCGTCGCCGACTTCTTTACCCTTTTCGGTTTTACTATTAGCTTCTTCGGCGGATTCGTCGATACCGTTCTCGCGCTTAACGAACGATGCAGGGTCGCCGTCCATGTTACGGCCTACGCCGGACTGCAGGGCACCCACCATTTCGCCTATTTCATCCATCCGCTGTGCGAGGGATTCGAGGGTAAGTGGTTCCGCGTCTTTAGCGTCTTGTTTTTTAGTTTCGCCTTCTTTTTTAAAGTCGTCACCTTTTTCGTCTTTCATCTTTGGCATGTGTAGCCCCTTGCTATCGATTGTAAGTTTAAAATGATCGAGCACCGATACATCGCGACCGGAACGGCCTTCTTCGACCAGCGCCAAGTGATTGCCCCGGATGTTACGCTGGATCGCATCGTACTTAATGCCATCATACACCCCTGATTGTAAATCATACAAGCATCGGTAACCGATCGATAAATCCCGTTTGCCCGATTCGATTAGCTTTGCTAAGTCTTCGGAGAATACTTTTAGATTCGCTTTGAGGTATCCATCGGCAAAATGAACGTTCTCACCCACCACACCGTGTATGCCCTTTCGCTCGGCGGGGGTGAGCCCTTCGTCTTCGGAGCCCAGCATCGCGTGATCGTCTGTCCATGGTAAGAGCTTAAACGAGTTGATCGTATCCTCGTTATTTAGTTCTTCCTCGGGACGGTAAACCATATACTGTTCGTCTGCTTTAAGTTCAGGGCTTATTTGGCTGCCGAGGTATGGAAAAACGCCTACTTTGCTAATGGGATTATCTTTAATTTCAGGCCAGCCGTTTATGTCATACTCACGTGCGGATTCGCTGGTGTCATCTTTACCGGCCGTTTGATAGGCGATTGCTTCGGCCTGTGAAGGCTTATGGCCTGCCCGTTCGAGTTCGCCGATATTCTTGCCGATCGTTTTCTCGCTGGAACCTTTCTCTAGCGGCATTGTGGGAATCCTTATTTAATCGCTGCTAATACTATTTAATCATTATCGCCGAAATTTAATATAGGTATGAATCGGCATTTGCAATTCTTGCTAACAATTCCTGCCGATGCTACCGTGTACCAACCGTTAAAACTCTCTAAGGTGTATACATGGCCTGCAAATACTCGGATGCTTTTCTGTTGAACGCGAAACAATCTTTTGAAAGCGGCATGACCGTCAAGGAATTCCGTGCTACTAAACGCGTTAGTCCGGGTCATCTGGTTGCCGCTTTGCGCGATAGGCTCGGCTACACTATCCCCCGTACTAGAACTATCGCCGCCGCTCACGCCGACACAATCGGAATTTCCGCCGCGTACAAATCCGGCGAAAGCGTCCACTCCCTCTCTAAGCGATATGGCGTCGGACGGGAGTGTATCGCCTCTATCCTTAAACTGGCTGGCGTCGTCTTGCGCGATGGAAATAGTGCTGCGCGCATTCGTATGTCTAAACTCTCGGTTGTCGAACGGCAAGGAATAACTAAACGTGCTAGAGCTACTAAACTCGATAATCTGGGGGATAGGGCGCGAAGTAAACGCGTTGACCACTATATCGGACAAGGTGAAAGCGAGCTTTTCGATCTGCTGTACGTTAATGGACGTTTTCCAATTCGGCAATTTGTTACTGATCCGTATTATGTCGACCTGCTCGTCGGGTATGTCGCCGTTGAAGTTAAATTCAGACGGCGCGGAGACTGTAACGACTTCGGAGGCGCTCAAAGAATCAAAAAGCTGATCGAAGGTGGTATGGTCGTTTGTGGTTTCTTGATTAATGATCCCAGAGTTATTGCCTTTGCAAGAAACGAGATAATCACCCTCTTGGATTTCATTGGCCGGCAGCCACCCACGCAAGGTGAGTATTGGGTGATTAGGTGTACATTCGATAAGCTCGCAGCCTTGCAACTGGATATTAACGAGATCGCCGACGTACCAGTATCGCCACAAGTTACGACATCCATTAGTAAGCGATACTTTAGTTAATCCCGTAAAACAATTTACCGGTATGCTCGGTAACCCTTGATCAGCCGGATTAGTCACTCCTGCCGCTATCTGCTCATTAATTATATTCTCAAAACTGAATGTCTTGCCACTAATCTGCAAGTGCGAGTCGCGCGGGTGCGCGCCCCCCTGCGAATGTAACCACCGAAATTGTTTAACCCCTACGGCTTGTAGGCGTTGTTTATTAATCATGTTGTATGCTTTGCGCGTCTGATCGCCTGCGATATTCCGCGCCTTACGTTCTGTTACGCCACCGATCTTTTGGATCGCGGGGATGAGGTCTTGCAGGCCGTTACCCGTGGTTATCGATCGCATGACCGCACCGTTAATATCCTTAAAATATAGCTCGGGAATCGATTTAATATAACCGACGTTCTCTGCGATCGTTGCGGACGTTACCGCTGCCATTCCTTCCGGTACGATTGACGTATTAAGAGATAGTTTCCCGGTGAGCTTGCCTAGACTTGTGCTCAATTGCCGGGCGCTTGTGTCGTCCACATCATCGACCATACGCTCTACCAGTTTGGTTGATGCGAGGCTAAACAAATCGGTAAAACGGTCGTATAGTTTAGCGATAGATTGTTTCGCTTTCGGGGTCAGGTTCAGTGCTGCGTCAGTGGCCGACTTGATATCTATAGACGTCATGTCCATCTTGGTATCTATAGATATCAAGTCCATGGCTTCGGCTTCCGCTTGTTGTGTCATAAATGCTTCGCCCGTCCGAGATTCAAATACGCGTACCAGTTCACGGGTGGTGGCGCGTTTCATTTCTCGAACGAGTGCAAGCAATGCTCGTTGATACCGTAACATCGCGGATGCGTTGTGATTAAGTGGTGTTCCCACAAGCGTCACTTTACGTTTTTCCGCCCACTCTTGTTTACGAGGCGTTAGTTTTATTCGTTTTCGCATCGGTCGGCCTTGTGTTCCATGCTTCTATTGCTGCTGCTAAATGGTCGACGGGTTGACGGTAAAATACTTTTTTTACGATACACTCCTCGTCGGAACAACCCAGATCAAACCATTCGCCGTGGTGATCCATGTCTTCGATCAGTTCCGCTCGTTTACCACAAAACGGGCAACTTTTAAGCCGTTTACGCATTAATGTGTCCTTTCGTTAATAACTTCCTACCACACTATCTCGATCCAATCCTCGGCTAGGATATCCTCGTTACTCGGAGTCCATACGCCACATGTCCCATCGACCAGTTTTATATCGATATGCGGCCTATAGTTGATCACGGTGCCTTGTGCGTACATCGCATTGAGCGGCGGACGATTCACGGTGAATTTAGAGCCCATGACGAGATACACTACCTCGTCTGGTTTACTTAATCTTGCGTACTTCCCGCCTTTTCTAATGCCTTCTAACGCTACGCTAAAATCTGTCATTACCTTATGCCCCCTCTTGTTCGCTTTGTTCCGGTATTGGTGCGTCGTCTTCGATCCCGCTATATCCGGATTCGGGATCAGTGATCACGCGGTTCCTTGCGTCCTGTCCGTCGATTGCGCCAATGTTCGATAGTACTTGATCTGTTTCGGCCTTCATCTTGTTTAATTCGGCTAATTCTTTTGCGGTCATCGCGTCAAGTGAATTCCACGAAACCGTCACTTCGAACGGGTTACCGGGTGATATCTCACTACGTATCAGCATCATGTGATGGCGGTTAAGTAACGTCGTTAAATCGTGGCGCTGAATAGATTCCAGTTCTTCGTGGTAACTCGCTTCCTCATATTCGCCAGTGCTGTTGAACCCCTTCGGTTGTGTCCCCAATAACTTAACGGCTGGTACGTTCGCGGCCGCTGCGACAAGCTGATATTGCGTCATGATCACTTCGTCAAGATCGGCTAGGGATGTGTCAAACTGTTCCATCTTTTCCGATTCGCTATCAATCATTTTAATTCCGTAATTGTCACGACGGAATATCCATTCTGCCGCCCGTTCGTCAAATCCCTCTTGACTAGCTACGGCCTGTGCGAGGTCAGTACTGATCACGTCCGTACGCTTGGTGAGTGCCAACATAGGCGCCTCGTTCGCGATCTTCTCGGCCGCGAATACGCGCTCGCAAATCTTCTGCGGGATCGGGATACCACCGTAAATATACGACGGTTTTAAAATATCAGGGACTTCCTCGGTACGAAATATCACGAGGTGCGAACGGTGTACCCGATATTGTCCGATACGCCACCAAGTCGGCTCGTAGAAATCGATCGAACCGGGTGATCCGGCCGCTTCGTTATCGAGCTCGGGGGTGGTCCAATAGGGGTCGATCTGTGAAATACCTACGTAGCTACCGGGTGTTATACCGTCTGGGTTAAACGGGTTTTTGTAGTAGTCGATCGGGTTATCCACTTTTACCATGAACATGGCGATGCGAATGCCGAACACGCGCCCCATGTGGATGAATTCGATCATGTTAAGATTGATTTTATACGCATCGTCTAGCTTTCGAATCGCATCGAGCATATCGGGATTAACGTCGCTCCCGTCGTTAACGGTAACTTCGTAGCCGTTTCGAACTGCATCGCGTGCCGGCATTAGACAACACTTTGACACTAACCACTGTTGTGACAATACCGCGCATAACTGATATCCGATAAACGTTTGCTGGGCGTACCATAACATTTGCGCTTGCGGGATAGCGTTTTGCGGGTAAAACGCCGATTTAATCGGGTTAAACGCTCCGTCCATCGCCATGCCCGGCCTGATAGCGGCTTTCAGGGGCTTCATGCCGCTATCAATCATCGCTTGCATGAGCTCGTCGGCTTTATGCTGTTGGCCTTTAAAATCTATTTCGTCAGTCGTGAAACGTCTGCGTAAATGTTCCACAGGGGTGGCTACTACGGGTGCGGCTGTTGGTTTATTGAATATTCGCTTCATCCATTCGATCATTTTGACCATGCCCCTCTTGTCTGTTTGATTGGTGCGAATACTATTTTAATCGCATCGGCCTTATTTGGCGACTTCGCGCCGTTGGGCGCTTTATCAACTAACATCTTACCCGTTGTAGTGTTTTCGATAATCACAGGTTGTCCGAGCTCTGCGATTAATTTACCTAAACCGTCTAGCGTGGAGGGGAGCGAAATGATTTCTTGCGGCGGAACGTCGATGCCCTTCACGACTGCACGATAAGTGTACATGAAGCGGCGACGTAGCGCGAACCATGATTGTGAGTTGTAATTTTCATAATAGTCTTCGTTCGTGCGGCCTTTCTCCCCGTCCTTAAACTCACCATCTAACCGAAACGGATTGTGCAAGGGGTTAGTCACACTGCCTGAACCATGAAACGGGTTAAACTTGATCGTATGGACACCCCGTCCCTTCCGTATAGTGTTTATGTGTCGTGCATCGCCTCGGACTCCGGCACCCAATCCGTCCGCGTCATAATCCACATCGTGATAGCCCAGCACATCGCACATGCGAAAAACACGCTCCGTACTTTCGAGAAGATCACAATCTTTGCCGCTCCATTCTTCTAAATACTCCACCACAACGCCCAGACGTCCTGCGAGTGCGTTTTTATCTTTGCCTTCGTCTGCCACATCATACGCGGCCTTACGCGCCCCGGTGGGGGTGATACCTAGCTTTACGTGGGCATCGATGGCCGCCTGAATCCACATCGCTGGGATTAAAACGCCTTCCTGTGATGCATTATAGTCGAGGTCTATTTCTTGAGCAATTACAACGGGGTCGTCAATGTCGAAACATTTCTTTTCGTACCACGCTTGATCCTTGCGCGGATCGTCCCGCCAGTGAAATGTGAACACATCGATACGACCGCCGTGGCGCTTACGCGCGAAAGGGTTGTTCATGCCGTGCGGTGTGCTTATGTCCTGCCTGCAGTTCGTTGTTTCGGCGAGCGACGCCTCTACGAGTTCTGGACGTGGTAGCCAAGCGGCTTCGTCAACGAAGTAGAAAGCTGCACGCGCACCACGGCCGATATTGTCGCCCGCCTCCCCTGTGATTATCGATTGAGTGTCTGGGAATTCGATACGCATGTACGGCGAATGCTTACGCTCGTCCCATGTTCCGCGAAACTCTGCGGGGAGATTCGAGACGTATTTTCGCGCCTTCCAAAATAACGATTTCGGGTCGCCGCGGTGATCGACGTATTCCTCTTTGCGCGAACCAACGCCCACCTCGACGCCATCATATAGCGCACAAATTGACGAAGCGACGGCCATTGTTAGCCACGACATACCCATCTCGCGTGATTTATCTGTTAAGCCCGGACGATTCTCGCGCCAGCACTTCAGGAAAAACTCGATCCATTCGCGCTGCTTAGGAAACAAAATAAACGGCATGAGCGACGGGAGCCCGCGCGCAACGTTACGGGGATCGTAAGTCGTTCCCCAATCGTCGATAAAATCAGCGATGTGCGTTTTATAGTAGGTGCGCAGGAGTGGTACACAATCGGGATCTGCCCGAATCCGTCGCAGTGTTTCCGCACGGTGGTGAAATACTGCGACATAATCCGGATGCTTCCAATCAAACGCAAATGGAAGCGGCATGCATTACGACTTAGCGGGTGGTGGGGTTAACTCGGCGATCTTCGCATTTGCATCAGTTAGCTGTTTCTCCATCTGCGCTAAACGACCATTCAACGCTTGCAACTGGTTATTGCCCATGTTGATTTGCGATTGCAATTCGACGGCTTTCGCGGTCGCTTCTTGCAATGCCTGTGTGTACGCCTGAATACGTGCGCCTTGCTGAGTTAACGCGGCACCCATCTGTTGTATCTGGCTATCTTTCGGATCGATTGGAGCGGTCATGACATGTCGTCCTGTGTTGGTTACGAGGCCGTCACTATACTACAGTGCGGCCGCGTTTTTCAATGCCCTAAGTGTTAATGGTCATGTAGGGGCATGCAACCGCCGTGGAATTAGTGATCGGGAAAATGACGGAAGTCGCCCACGATGTTGCACCCGACGATAAGAAATCTCCCGAAAATTGAGCGGTGCTCAAGGACTGCGGATCAATTGTCAGGGGCTGCATTGAAGCATTCCCCGTCACTGCAGCGGAACCGCTACAAGCTGCCCATAAATACGTACCCGCCGCAACGGTATACCCTAAAGGAGTACTGTTGTGATTCACACCACCCCCGAGCGATGAGATACGCTCACTTGCCAATAGTGTAAGCGTTGGCGATCCTCCTGCGCTATTGGGCGCTTGTGAGGAAGAGCATAACCCCACGTCGATGCTTCCTCCCGACCACGATGCGCCGGACGCACAATTAAACGTTACATAATTAATCGTAACACTCTGTGCCACATACCCGATGTACGTAAAATATATGTGATTCTTCGTTATCGTATTCGATGCGTTGATCGCTGGCGTTGCGACTGGATAGAAATACGTCGCTAAATAATTCGGATCAATCACGGGCGTGGGTGCACCCGCGACGCCTTGCGGGTTAATGAGCTCAACATTGTTGTTAGCTAATGAGTATAGGCATATGGCGTTTTTACCCGCGACTATATCGCCCACCGCAACTGCGCCGCCTGCCTTAACAATTGTTACGGTCGATAACGAATTAAACTTTACGGTTGGTGTCGTCGTAGCATTGCTGTTGGCCGGCGAAAACATAAACAGGAAATTGTCAGTAAACGCTGTAACGGCCGGAGAAAAATCTAAAACGTAGGCGTCGGCCACACCAACATCGGGCGTAGAGGTAAACGACTGCTGTTGCACTTGCTGAGGCGTTGCTCCCGCGACCGAACCACCATTGCCGATATAGTAGCCACTAAACCATGTCGTGATCTGGGTAGCATCTGTTCCAACGGTGGTAACAGAATTATTGTTTTGACAATAGATTTCCACATAGTCGCCACCGGATAATTGGACGTCTACCGATATGTTACTTGTGCTAGATGCGCCATTATATATCGTACCTTGATTGCCTTGCTTATACTCTGAGCCATTAATGTAGAGGCTTACATTATACATCGACGTTGTCACAACGTTCGCGTCATTCACGGTGACCAAAGAATCGAAATGGTAAATCCCATTGAGCGGTGCGACAAAACGATAGTTTGTTACGTTGTCGTAGTTATCCCCCATGTCGAATTCTTTAATCTGAAACTGTACTTTTGTAAAACTCGAAGCGGCCAGCGTAGTGGTCGAATTGCTATACGCGCCGAAGGCGATCGCAACTGGGGAAGGGTTAACGACCGTACAAACGCCTGCGTAGACGATCACCTGATATGGAACGCCCGCTACGATAGCACCGGGTGGTAATTGATGACCTAACGTGTCAAGTAAGTCGGTTACCCCGAGACTATTAACATTTATCGTACAATTTCCAGAACTGGTATTCGGCGTGGTGAACCAGAATGATGCAAAATTACTATAGGAACCTAACGGCGGGGTAAGACTAACCACATACGCGTTAGTAACGCCGGTATCTACCGCCGACGTAAAGGCATTACCCTGTATCTGTGCGGCAGTAACACCACCCCCGCCACCGCTTAAAGACGAATTAAACAATACGTAGCTATTAACCGCAGCATTATAACAAGCACTGTAAGTACCACCTGTCAGTAATTCGCCACCTACAAGCGCACCCGTGTTGGTTACAAGTGGGATTGCGCCAAATCCTACATCGATCGTGGTTGCACCGGTATTAGTATTCGCACATTGGAATGTAACGTTAACCACACCATTGGATACGATCGGGGGAGCTAACGCTAAAACGATCGCATTCGCTGAACCGCTGCTGTCGATCGCGTAAGTAAATTTCTGCTGCTGTACGTCATACCCAGACACAAACGATACGTACGGGTTTAGCAATATGAACCCGCCGAGCCCTGCCGCATATACCATCGATGCGAGCGATGCTGTGTTGAGATCGCCGGGTGCTACGGGTTGACCGTTGGCTAAAAGAATCGCGGTTGGCGAAACGGCGTTAACTTGCACCGTGGGATTCGCGGTCGCGTTTGTATTAAGGGGCGTAAACTGCAGGGGGAGCCCATTTGTGAGACTAGTGACCGTGGGGGTTAAATCTACAACGTACGCGTCCGCGATACCCGAATCTAATCCAAGATTAAAAGCAGATTGTTGGACTTGTAGGCCAGATGTTGCAGCCCCTAATAACGACGAATTCAGGATGATAAAATCCGTAGCGATAGGATCATACAAGAATGCGTACGACACCCCCGCTAAGAGCTCACCGCCCACTAACGGGCTAAGCATGTTATTGACGATGGCGATGGCACCGGTGCCGACATCCAACGTACTAGAGGCGGTATTCGCATGAGCGATATTATTAAGAATGAATATCCCGCCTGTGAGACTTGCGACCACAGGGGAATAAACACCCACATATGCATTCGCAGTTACGCCGGCGTCTGTCGCGCTATTAAACGCACTTGATTGGACTTGCGCGCTGGTTACTCCACCACCACCGCTGGCAAGTGACGAATTCTGCAGGACGAACCACGAATTGGCGGTGTCATACACAAAGTTGTAATTGTAACCAGCGAGCATTTCGCCACCGGACAACGCCGCACCCTGCAGGTTATGGATCGAAACGGGTGTGCCATTCACATCGAGCGTACTTGCGCCGGTGTTGCTGTTTGCTACCGCCAGCAATGAAACAGGTAAACCGTTCGTTAGCGTAACGACGGCGGGGGATAATGTGGTCGAGTACGTGTTTGCAGTCCCGGCGTCAACGCCATTGTTAAATGCATTCGCCTGTACTTGCGATGCGCTAGCGGACGAGGCCGACTGGGGGTTAAGTAGGAGCCAATTGCTGTTTACCGTTGAGTAAATCACGACGGCAGGCGTACCAGCGACGAGATCGCCAGCGACGAGCGCGGCCTGTCCCTGCTTGACGATCGCTGCAGCGGCTACCCCTGAGATATTTAGTGTGCTGGCGGAGGTATTGCTATGTGCCGGGATAAACTGGATCACCATGTTGTCTGTATAGAACGCAACGGCGTTTGACGGATTAACGTCATATGAATTCGCTGCGCCGGTGTCTGTGCCAGACGTATACACGTTACGCTGTATGTCGTACGCAAGAATGATTGAGCTACGGGGGTTCAGTAGCTGCCATGTGCCACGCGATGCCGACCATTGGCAGGAAACGCTGTACGTGGCGCCAATATCGCCCGTGACAAGCGTATTGCCATTATAGGTGATCGTATGTGCCCCGGCGCCTGCGTTGAGTGTAGGGGTATTCGTGGCGTTATTATTGAGTGGTACGAAAGAGACGATCATTGCGTCGGCGTACGAACCGGTGATCGCTGGCGAGCATGCTACAACATACGCCGAACCAGTACCCGAATCAGTGCCGAAATTAAATGCGCCTTGCTGAACCTGTATCGATGTTACGCCGCCCCCACCACCTCCGAAATTCGCCTGCGCGATAGTCGACCACTGTGTTGCGGCTGCCATGATGATAACAGAGGTTTGAGAGGGAACCGTTAGCGAAACGTTACCGTCGATCGTATCGGGCGAATTAGGAAGAAACGTCACATCACCCGCAGATATGTTATTTATACCGAACACCACGCCGGGGCTATAGGTCGCTACGCCGAGCGAATCGCTACAAGTCGTAGCTGCAGTGTTCATCACGTAGAATGCGTTTGTAGTAGTATGCGTAATGCCGAAACTAACGTTTACAAGGTCATAATACCATGCTTGTGGAATGCGCGTTATGTCCGACACATCAAGATTAGCGCCCGATGCGAGCGTAAGGGTACCCGTCAACGTACCGCCTGTGAGAGGCAGATAGCCCGAACCACCCCCGCCACCTGTTGTGACACCGAATATGGCGCAGTATTCTAGAAATTGTGCTGGGGTCATGATGCGATCCATCCGCTAATGTTCGTTATGTTCGTACCGTTGTTTGTAAACGTCTGGGTGTACGTGACGCCGTTCAACACCGTGAAGATCGTAGCCACGAAACCGCCCGCCCACGTGATCGTCAGTGGAAGGTTGTCGAGGTCTAACTGCTGGCCGTTGTCCGCTGTGACTACTGTACTCATGCGCGCTTATTTCCCTGTCATGATTTTCTGATACATTTTCGCCGCTTCGATTGGGTCGTTAGTCGATTCTGCAATAAACGGGATCGGCGCCGAGGTGGGTTTGTTTTCCACAACATTGCTGGTTTTCAGCCATCCCGCTTGCCTGTCTAGATAAAAGCAGATCGCCTTCCGGTCGCCTTCTTCGATCAATTTCCATAGCTTACCAGAGACCTTTGCGATCGCGCTAGATTTACCCGTACAAACGGCAACCACGAGCTCGGGCTGGCGCATAAGCGCAGCGAACCATGTGGAAGATGATATCCCATAGTAATTATGGATTTGTTCTTGCGATAGTCCGAGCCCTGCGAATTCAGCGATCTGAAATAGCATATCTTGGGTTGCTATCCACATGTTCTCAGTGCCGCCCGTTTTACGGGGCGTTGGTATTGGTTTTCCACTCACGCGGTGTTTCTCACTTCTGTTGATCACAAGTGCCCATTATGCGCCCGATTGCTTCGAAATCAAACTGTACAGATATTACACTCGTGGGGGTAGTGCACAGTGGTATGGGGTCGGTGACGGATGAATACTCGGTCATAGTTCCGTCATAGAGTTCCGTCATTGGGTAAACTATTGTTTTTATTATTATTATTACTATTTATGACGGAATGACGGAACTATAACAATCTCCAGCGAAACTGTAGGATGATAATATGGTATGTTATATCCATGCCCTATACTACAATCCTGCTAAATCGGTGTGGGTAAGGGTTTTCATCCGTCATCCGGCAGAAATAGGTCTAACTTAATGATAAAAAACAAATTTTACCCATGACGGAACTTTTACGAAATATCAATGGCACTGTTCACACCCCCGTGATAAACTGCTTTTTTACTTACGAGGACACAAAAATGAGGATTACGACGCGTTCCGAGGCCTTCGAGGATGGTCGGAACACATATTTTACTGGTCGAGCGTGCAAAAACGGCCACGTAGCGGAGCGATACGTTCGCAACGGTAGCTGTATGGAGTGCATTAGGTGTACAGCCCGCAGTTACCGAAATGGGTTTTCACAGTCGCGAATATATAAAACGAGAGGCTACCGTTTAATCAATGTGTGGGTTCATCCTGATGACGAGCCCGGATTGCTCGCCCATGTTGAGGCACTGAAGGATGCACGCATGCTGATGGAGCCAGCCCACACTAGGGGGCTACCACCCGGCTATCACCATGGGGACGGCGCGGCACTAAGAAACAGGAGTAGGCGATAATGTGTGGATGCTACTCAGAAATCAGAAGGGTCGTTTATTGTGATTACCACAAGAAAAAACTTGAAAAGGTTTGTAGACAGCCCACCGTGTATATACCCGTGGCGCGTGCGAATGAATACATATCCCTTCTGGATCGTGCGGCAAACCTATGGCTCGTTGCTAATGGGTATACGCCGATTACCCGTACGATGGGATCAGGTAATCCGGATAGTATGGAAACCGGGCGCCTCAGGATGCTAATTCCCCCAGAGCATGCGAATAAGATAATCGCGCTGCGGCATACTTTGCGAGACGGTAAAATGGTTGATCCGGACTGGCCGAATTGATATAGTGACGCTACGGTCACAGCAACCTGTCGGGGGCGCCGACGCGTGGGTATCCTTGCGTAAAGCCGAGTTGTGCCCAGTTCCTTGATGAAACGGCGGGTGTGTGATAGCACCCGCTACGAATAATACACAGTAGCGTCGTGGACGGTGACACGAGTGATTATAGCACCCCCTCTGGCCTGACTACGATCACAGTAATGTGATACAGGGCAGTAGTCCGCATGTGGACAAGGCCACGTTCATGCGATGCAGACCAGCTATAGTCATGTCCGGGTGTCCGGTTCGATCCCGGTTGATGGGGACAGCACGTTCAATTCGTGCCTACTGTAAAGAGCGCAAGGGTGGTTGCTAACGACCGCCCAAAGCAGCAAGCCGGGTACCGTATGCCCGGCCGAATACGTCGCAGTTTGCTAGTCAACTGATACAGCCCGCCTCGGCCGGGAGACGTGAAGCCGAGACAGTTAAGCATTAAGGAGCAATGAATGGTTAAGCACGATGCAGTCGATCACCCCGCCCACTATACGAGCAGCGACGCCAAATGCGTTTCGTGTAACACGCCGATAGAATGTATTGATGTCGTCGGGTCGCTTCCGTTTTTAGAGGGTAATATTATTAAATACCTATGGCGGCATTCGCATAAAAATGGTCTGGAAGATTTACGAAAAGCACGATTTTATCTGAATCATTTAATAAATAAGTTAGAATCATAAGGAGCCACAACTATGTTCGCAATAATTAAAGAGTTCATCGTTAAGTATTTAGCAAGTATGACCGAAGATGAGTTAAAATCAGTATTAACAGACTTCGCTATGTTGCCGCAGTTCGCGCCCTTCGTGTCGATAGTGCAAGATGTAGTCGCGGCAGTCGATGCAGCGAAGTCTGTCGTAGAGCCAGCGGTCGTGTCTGAAAATGACCAGTCGGCCACACCACCCGCAACCGAGTGATCGTGCACCCCCGATTTATCCCGGGGGTTTTTTTCGTTTCGCTATTGACGTACCCGTCACTAAGGAGTAAGATCGCTCTATCAGGTCGGCAATGTGCTGACCGTAACGGGAGATAGAACGATGAACGAGAATGAAACATTGTGTCAGTGCGGTGAAACGAAAGTAAAAGAGGAATATGTTTGTGATATCTGCCAACGCTACGAAGACGAAGCGAACGAATATAACGAGTGGGGTGTGTGATGAACACAAACGCTATGGACAACTTAATAATGACAGTGCGCTTCAAAGAACACGGTACGTATCTGCACTATAACGTCAAAGGCGAGTTCCTCGGGTGGTCGCTATTCGCATACTGGCGGGGTGTGTGATGGACACAGATATTACAGTATGCGACTGCTGCGGGCATACAGGAACATGGGATCAAGCCTATGATCACTTAGAAGAATGTATCGAGATAGAACGTCAACTAGAATACGGGATAGTGCTATGAGCATGATTAATAATTTAAGGCTAACGGCTAATGAAATGTCATTCACCGTACAAGAGGATTCATCGCTAGGGTCTGCTTTCGAAGCGGTAACTTATCGTATCCGGCATGTAGACGCAAATTTTTATAATGTTTTTCGAAATCCATATACGCATGATATGCAATCTGGGGCTGCTTTTACCTACATAGGATGGATAACGACTAGCGGATTCTTAACCCCGGAAATGGTGATGGCGAAGTTTGAGGGGGTTAACGGGCACCGCTGATGAGATTATAACAGGTGTGTCATACAAGCGAACGTATAAGGCGTTACGGGTACTGACCGGTCATTCTCCACGTCTAGGCATAGCGAAACAACACACCCGGGAGTACATGGGATCACTAGGCTGGGAATGGGTATCTACCATGCGCATTGGTTCGGGTTGTACAGTACACTTGTGCGCCGACGAACTACCGGCTGGGGAAATTATATGCCAAGTGAGTAAACATGTTTGCGCTGTGGTCAACGGCGTCTTGCATGACACCCACGATAGCAGCCGTGCCGGTACGCGTTGTGTCTATGGCTACTACCGTAGGGAGGGTTAGCCACATGTTGCTAACGGAAGACGAGTTAAAGATTGTTGAAAGTTGGTTCCGTCGCATGCGCACGGAATCGATCAAAATCGATGACGTTAAACTAAACGAGCGAATCCTGCAGCACGTACGCGACGCGAAGGCCGCGAAGCGTTACACAGGCGAGTCTCGCAGGCTGCGCGCGTTATACGAAGCAATCCGCACTGAGTCAATCCATGTGGGTAACATCGACCAGATCGACCGCACGTATGTGTCTATCGAAGACCTGATGAATATGTTTAAGGAGTTATTGAAATGAATAATTACACCGTACAAATCCGCACCCCCAAGCGTGGTGTCGTCTACGAAACCGCCGCACTTCCGCGCTACAAGGCGGACGAAATTGCCGAATCCCTCCGGGCACTCGCGGCAGCAATAAAGAGCGACGCAGCAATACGCGTCCGCTTCACGCGGGGGTGCTGGGAATGAATCGAGATGAACTGCAAGAAAAGATCAACACGTTACAAAAACACCCCATGTATGCAAATCGCGATCTCAACGCAGAAGCTGAACGGTTTCCAACATGGAGCCAATTAGAATCATACCTCCGCACACTTGAACAACACGCGGCCGCAACGGAGAGGTTATTCATATGACACTCAAGATAAGCAAACAACACGCGGCAATCATCCGCAAGTATCAAGCGCACCCACGCTATAGGACGCGTAACA